TAAGTTCTTAGATACAGAATCATTAGACATAAACTTAGTTCTTGGTGGTCGTGGAGGTGGTGACGGTGATACTTCATCATCACAGGACACTCATGTAACTATGATTACAGATTTAGTTGAGACAAGAAGAGATTGCGTAGGATTTGTCTCTCCGTATCGTTCTGCAACAGTTGGTATTACATCAACTATCACACAAGCTGCAAACGTAAAAGAAGCATTTGATTTGTGTCCATCATCTTCATACATGGTATTTGACAGTTCATACAAATATATGTATGACAAATACAATGATGTATACAGATTTGTTCCAATGAACGGAGACACCGCTGGACTTTGTGCATTTACAGATAGAGTTGCAGATGCATGGTTCTCCCCTGCTGGTTACAATCGTGGTAATGTTCGTGGTGCAATCAAATTATCATTCAACCCAATAAAGGCAGATAGAGATACTCTCTATCGTGCGAGAGTTAATCCAGTGGTTAACTTTCCAGGCCAAGGTGTGGTTCTATTTGGTGATAAGACTGCACTTGCAAAACCAAGTGCATTTGATAGAATCAATGTTCGTAGATTGTTCTTGGTTCTTGAAAAAGCAATCGCAACTGCTGCTAAGTTCCAACTCTTTGAGTTTAACGATGAGTTTACAAGAGCTCAGTTTAGAAACTTAGTTGAACCTTTCTTGAGAGATGTTCAAGGTCGTAGAGGTATTACAGACTTCTCTGTGATTTGTGATTCAACTAATAACACAGGTGAGGTAATAGATAGAAACGAGTTTATTGCAGACATCTTTATTAAACCTGCTAGGTCTATTAACTTCATAACCCTTAACTTTATTGCTGTTAGAACAGGGGTTTCATTTTCTGAGGTAGGGGGTTAATCATGGCAAACATAGACGATTTTAAAGCTAACTTAATCGGTGGTGGTGCTCGTGCAAACCAGTTTAGAGTTACAGTAACACCACCGCCTGGAATTGCAATCGGTCTTGATGTTCGTAGAACTTCCTTTCTATGCACCGCAACTAACTTGCCTGGAATGACTCTTGGTGAGATTGCAGTTCCATTTAGAGGTCGAAACATCTACATCGCTGGTGAACGTGATACGTTTGAAACTTGGACAACTACGTTTTACAATGACACAGACTTTATGATTAGAAATGCGATGGAAAGGTGGAACAACGGTATCAATGATCTTGCAAACAACACTGGTGTAAGTGTTCCTGCTGATTATCAAACAGACTTGTTTGTTGAACAGTTAGACAGAGATGATACGATTCTTAAAACTTACATATTTAGAGCGTGTTGGCCAGTAACTACGAGTATTATTGATTTAAGTTCTGCAACAGTAAATGAACTTGAAACATTTGAAGTTACTTGGAGATACCAACACTTTGAAGCATCTGGTGTGAACTTCTAATATTATCCTACTAAATAGTAGTACAAATTAGGAGATATCATGGCAGAACTTTTTGGATTTAAGTTTGAGAAAATAAAGGACAGTAAGGGGAGTGAAAAATTCACTTCCCCTACACCTGATGACGGAACGATTGACATCGCTGGTGGTGGGTTCTTTGGACAAATCTTAAACACAGATGGTAGAGAACGAACTGAACAAGATTTAATTCGTAGGTATCGTGACATTGCACAACAACCAGAATGTGATAGTGCGATTGAAGATATTATCAACGAAGGTATTGTGTCGGACGAAAGAGACCAATCCGTTTCTATTATCTTAGATCAACTACCCTATCCCAAAAAAATTAAAGATAGTATAAGAAACGAATTTAGTGAAGTTCTTAGTTTACTTGACTTTGATGTAAAAGGTCATGATATATTTCGTAGGTGGTATGTTGATGGTAGATTATTTTATCACAAAGTTATCAATAAATCTGCACCAAGAAAAGGTATTCAAGAGTTAAGGTTTATTGAACCAAGAAAAATACGAAAAGTACGAGAGGTGCAAAAAGAAGTAAAGGGTGCCTCTAGTGCAGAACTCATAAAAAAAGTACAAGAATATTACATTTATAACGATAAAGGTTTGTACACTGCTGGTGGAACGCAAGAGGGTATTAAGATTGCACCAGACAGTATCACATACTGTCCATCTGGTTTAATAGATCAAAACAGAGGACACGTTCTTTCTTATCTACACAAAGCAATCAAACCTGTCAATCAGTTAAGAATGATTGAGGATGCAGTTGTTATCTATCGTATATCAAGAGCACCAGAAAGACGTATATTCTATATTGACGTTGGTAATCTACCAAAGATTAAAGCAGAACAATATCTAAAAGACGTAATGAATCGTTATCGTAATAAGTTGGTGTATGATGCATCTACTGGTGAAATAAGAGATGACAGAAGTCATATGTCCATGTTAGAAGATTTCTGGTTACCAAGACGAGAAGGTGGTAGAGGAACAGAGATTACCACACTTCCAGGCGGTTCTAATCTTGGTGAAATAGATGACATCAAATACTTCCAAAATAAATTATACCGTTCATTAAATGTTCCTGTATCTCGTATGGAGGCAGAAAATAATTTCAGTCTTGGTCGTTCAACAGAGATTACAAGAGATGAACTCAAGTTCACAAAGTTTGTACAAAGACTCAGAAAGAAATTTACACCACTCTTTACTGATGTACTTAAAACACAATTAGTTTTAAAAGGTATTATAAGTTTAGAAGAGTGGCCAAAAATAAAAGAACATATACAATATGACTTTTTACAAGATGGTCATTTCGCAGAATTAAAAAGAGCAGAGATACTAGAGAATCAGTTACAATCTTTACAGAATGTAGAATCTTATATTGGAACATTCTTTAGTAAAAAATGGGTACAAAAGAATGTTCTTAACATGACAGATGGTGAGATAAAAGAAATGCAAGATGAAATGAATAAAGAGGCTGGTGCTGATCCAGAAGATGGTGGTGTTGATATGCCACAAAGTTCAGATGGTATTACACGTTTTCCATCTCAAGATGGAACTCCAATACCTCCAGATGATTTAGCAAAATACGATGGTCAAGAACCAGATGATGAAGGAGATCAATAATGAGTACAGATGAAATAGTAGATGCATTATCAAAAGACGATAACTTAGGTGCAGAATCCACGTTTAAATCTGTGATGCAACAAAAGGTTGGTGATGCACTTGAGATGAAAAGAAGAGAAGTCGCAAACAATTTTGTTAAGACACCACAGGTAGAGGAAGATGACGAAGAAGTTTGATGAGTTCTATACTCCAGTATTGGAGAAAGACGAACACAAAAAATCTAAGGAGTATAAAAAACTTTCTCCTAAGATGAAGGACGCAGTGGATTCTATCTTTAAAGTTATGGACTCTAAACCTCAAGATTTCCTAAATACTTTTACTAAAACTATAACTGCAACCTCAAAAAAATACAAAGTCCCAGAAAAGGAACTTATGAAATATTTTGAACGAGAAATGTTAACAATCTAAGGAACGAACATGGCTTTAAAATTAGTAAGACACGCTGGTACGATTACCGCATCAACTATGGGTGATGATGCGGCTCATGGTCTTGAATTAGGTAAACTTGTAAAAGGACACGCAATTAGAGTAAGTGAGTTTGCTGGACAAGATATTTTTATAAAGGTAACAAGTATAGATTTGCAGACAGCAGTGACTGCAACTAACGGAATGTATGTAAAAGCGGGCACCACAGTTACAGTTGTACCAGAGGGTGATAGACCATCAATCACTGGTGATGATGGTAAATTCTTCATAGTGCAAAATACCGCAGCCAATGACGGAGATAAAATTACATTAGAAGGTGATAGTGGTGGTTCGATTATAATAAATGCGGCTGAGGAATCATACTTTTTATCAGCAATAAATGAAACTGCCAGTAGTGATGGTGCAGTTCATGTAGAGATTGTATCACAAGGAAACTCAGTATGAAATTAATATCAGAACATATAGAAGATGTAGAATACATCACCGAAGAAAAAGACAACGGAGAAAAGACATACAAAATAAAAGGTGTCTTTATGCAATCTGAAGTAAAGAATAGAAATGGTAGAGTATATCCATTTCCAGTTCTTGAAAAAGAAGTTAATAGATATAATAAAGATTATGTCAATGAAAATCGTGCATTTGGTGAGTTGGGACATCCTGATGGGCCAACCGTAAATCTTGAACGTGCATCTCACATGATTACATCTTTAAAACCAGAGGGAAAAAACTTCATTGGAGAAGCAAAAATCCTCAAAACTCCTATGGGTAAGATAGTAGAAAACCTTATGGATGCTGGTGGAAAGTTAGGTGTATCTTCAAGAGGTATGGGTAGTTTAGAACAAAAGAACGGTGCAAACTATGTAAAGAATGATTTTTATCTTGCAACTGCTGCTGATATTGTTGCAGACCCTTCCGCACCAAATGCTTTCGTGCAAGGTATCATGGAAGGAAAAGAGTGGGTTTGGGATAATGGTGCGTTAGTTGAGGAAGAATTAATTAGAATGAAGAAAAGAATCAACGAAAATGTTAGAAAAAGACACGCAAATCAAGATGCATTAGAGTTTGCAAAGTTTCTAAAACTTTTATAATTTATAAATAACTTTACAAATAACTTAAACAAGGAGAAATCCCCATGGCGAATGAGATAGACAAAACCATTGAGGAATTAGAAGCGGAAGTCAGGGCAGAGATAGATGAGGCCATGCAAGATGCTCCTAAGAAATCTGCTGTTCCAGCAGAACCCATGAAGAAAATAAAGGATGGTGAAATGCAAGATACTGGTAAAGCAGTAGTATCACCAACTCAAGGTGAAGCACCTTCTAAGAAAACTACCGCAGCTGCAAAAGAAGTTGGTGGTGATCCTGCTCAAAAAGGTGAAGGGAAACCACAAAAAATGAGTAAAGC